TTGGTGGTGACGGGTCGCGTGAATGGGGCGGCGAGAGTGTTTGCATTGGAGGATGCTCCGGTTAATGCCGTGAGTGCTTCAGTGGAATTGGGCGAGGAGGCGAGTGATGATGCTTTTACGATCACGGCGATTGAGCCGGGGACGTGGGGGAATGAGGTGGAGTTCATCTTCATGCTTGAGGCGATTGCGGATATTTTGTTTTCTCGTAATGGCAACACGATCTCGGTGTCGGTGCCGGGTGCGGATAGCGCGTTTACGTCGACTGCGGCTGAGGTGATGGCTGCGATTGAGGCTGAGTATCCGGATGAGTTTGAGTGCGCTGCGGTTGGCGCGAGTGATGGGAGCGGGGTGTTGAGTGCTGAGGCGAGCGTTGCGAATGAGTTGGCGGGTGGGATTGATGCTACGGCGGGTCAGCTGGGGTCGTTGTTGCCTGCGGCTGACACGCTTTATATTGTTTAGTCGTTGGATGTTTATAATAACCCCGTTTGGCAGAAAGTAACGCTTTCCGATCTGTAATATGTCTGCGATTGCGATTGAGAATATCGAACAGCTTAGAGCACTTAAGCGCCTTGAAAAACTCAAGGACGCTTTTGGGCTGTTGTTTTATACTCCGCATGAGAAGCAGGATGAGTTTCACGCATTTGGGGATAAGAAGCGACGGTATGTCAGGACTGGGAATCGTTTTGGTAAGTCGACGATGGGCGGTGCGGAAGATTGTGCTTGGGCGTTAGGGGAGAGACCGTGGTATAAGAAGGGTGATCCTAGAAGGACAATTGGGATTCCGACGCATTCGACGAAGGGGCTTATTATTGTTGCGGACTGGGACAAGGCACATGAAATTTTCACGAATCCGGTTAAGGGTCAGGCACAGGGGAAGCTGTTTCGGTTTTTGCCTAAGGATAGCATTGTGCGGACCGTCAAGAACAACGCTGGCATTATCGCGGAAATCAATATAAAGTCGATACACGGTGGCGAGAGCACGATTATGCTTGACACGGTGAAGTCCTTTATGTCGAACCCAATGGGGCAGGAGAGTTCGGACTGGGACTGGATTCATGTGGACGAGCCTTGTCCGAAAGATATGTGGGTGGCGAACTCACGCGGACTTATCGACCGTGATGGGAGTGCTTGGTTCACGTGCACTCCGGTGAATCACCCGTGGATTAACGATGAGTTTGTGCCGAGAGATAGTTTTCGGATTCAGGACGGGATGACGATTTGCAAGGATGATGATCATGTGATGATCGTCGGCAGTTCGTATGACAATCCGCATATGAAGGCGGAGGCGATTGGGAGGTTTGAGGAAGGTTTGACGGAGGAGCAGAAAGATTGTCGTATTCGCGGGATTCCGCTGACGTTGTCTGGTCTCGTCTACAAAGACTTTCACCCTAGCGATTCGCTTTACCGCGGAACGCCTCCGGGTTGGGATGATCCGATGAGTCCACCTGCGAATTATACCATTCGGCTCGCGATCGATCCACATCCGCAGGTTCCGCATGCGGTGTTGTTTGCGGCCACGAGTCCGGAGGGGATCACGTATTTCTTCGCGGAGATCTTTCGCAAGCTGAGTGCTGAGGCGCTGTGCGAGAGCATTCATGAGATTTGTAATGGACGGTATGTTCATCAGATGCTGTGTGATCCCGCGGCTTATATTCCGTCGAATATTGATCAGAGTGTAATGGCCGACGTGCTGATCGCGAATGGTGTGTTTGTTGAGAAAGCAAGTAAGGACTTGAGTCGCGGGATCATTACGACGCAGGCAGCACTTGCTGAGACGGTGGTGAGCCCGATGGGGAGGACTTGCCGGAAGCTGTTGTTTGGAGAGCATTTGCAGGAGACAAGGTGGGAGTTTGACCACTACATGTGGAATCCTGCACGGCCGAATAAGCCAGTTGACAAGCACGATCATATGATGGAGAACCTCTATCGGCTGGTGCTCGAAGGTTTGGACTTTGTCGCGCCTGACATCGAGCCTGCATATCTTAACATTCAGTCGGCGATCCCACGTCGCGAAAGCTATGAAGTCCCGCGTCAGACGGGTGTTATTGAACGCAAGACAATTTTACCTCGTTATGGACGATAAAACTTTTAATGAATTGAGCAAGCCCGAGATGACTCGTTTCCATGAGGAAATGTTGACTCATTGTCGTAGGCGTTTGCAGCTTTCGCGGGCGCACATGCAGTCGTATTACGACATGTGGGAAGACCGGCATCGGATTTATCGTTCGTATCGGAGCGAGGACGCGCAGGATCGGAAGGCAGCGGAAGAGGGACGGCCACAGAAACAGGTGGTCCCGATGACATATGCGAAGGTGCATACGTTTAAGTCGTTCTGTTTGAGCCTTTTCACGCAACGGGCGAACGTGTTTGAGCTCGACGCTCAGGGTGGGGAAGATAAGGACTACACTGCGATCGCTGAGAAGTGCCTTGCGTATGACACGAAGACGAACAACTTCGAGAAGATTTTGCGTCAGCATGTCGTTGATATCGCGAAGTTCGGACTCGGTGTGATCAAACACTCCTGGGAGGCTGAGTATGCGTATGTGCCGGTGACCGAGAGCGACACGCGGACGATCTTCGGGTTAAGGTTTCCGGGTAAGCCCAAGACCACCTACAAGCAAGTCCCGAAACGTCTCGGGAATCGCCTGCGTGCGGTTAGTCCGTTTGATTTTTATCCTGATCCGCGGTTTCCGCTGAGTGAATTACAACGTGGAGAATTCTGCGCTGATGAGTCTGACATGTCTCGTGGGGAGCTTCGTCGGATGGAAGGCGAGAAGAAAGTTGCTGGCATGAAACATCTTGGGAATATGGACCCCACGACTAGCTACAACTTCAAACGTGTAATGCGGAGATCGCGGATTAACTTTGACAGTCCGGACAAGACTCCGGACATTGTGCGTGTGAGCGAGATGCAGATCAAGATCACGCCGAATGACTTTGAACTCGAAGACGGGACGAAGTTAGGGGACGAGAGCTTCCCGGTGATGTTCGTGGTGTGGATCGCGAACGATTCGCGGGTGATCCGCTGCGAGCCGATGGGATATCTCCATGGCGAGTTCACCTTCGAAGCCGCACAATTTGACGAAGACTCGCACGACTTTATTAACCAGAGCTTGTCCGATATCCTTGACCGGATGCAAAACACGATTGACTGGTTCATGAACGCGCGTGTAGAATCTGTCACCCGCACGATTGACAATCAACTTGTGGTCGACCCGTTAGGTGTCGAAATGTCTACTATCGTAAATCGTTCGCGGGTGATTTTACTTAAGAAAGGCGCTGCACGGACGGGCGTCGACCGGTATGTGAAGCAGCTCGAGGTCCAAGATGTGACGAGTAGGCACATGGAGGACATTTCGCAGTTAATGACGTTCATGCAGATGGTTTCGGGCGTGAATGAGAATGCGATGGGGCCGGTCGGCGGTCGGCTACTGAGGCGAGGGTCGTGGCTCAAGGAGCGGCTTCGCGGTTGAAGGATATCGCTAGCGCCATTTGGAACTCGAGTATCGCACCGACAGGGCAAAAGATGCTTTTGAACCTCAGGCAAGGTCTGGACGCTGCGAGTATCGTGCGTATTGCGGGTCAAGAGTGGCTGCAGAAGCCTGAAGCGATCGCCGCGTTTACGTCAACGCCTGAAGAGCTCGTGATGCAAAGCGATTTCTTCGTGTATGACGGGACGTTGGCGAG